TAAACCCGAACATTTTGAACATCTCAAAACAGAGATTGAAGCGATCCTTTCAAAATATGATCGAGTCACTGAGGAATACGAAAAGGGACAATTCCCACGATCTGAAAAGACAAAGGACTTACAAAGGCGATTTTGTTTCGACGTTTTATTCGGTGCGGGATTGTCGCGATGGGTATCGGATAACCTTTACCCTTACATGAACGACGAACACCTTTATACTGCATTAAAGGCAATTTGCCCAAAACTTGAACGCAAATTCTAAACCCACAACAATTGGAGCTTAAACAATGTATACAGTCTATAAAGTAAAAATTGACGGCTATCTTACAGGCAAACAGCATCTTAATAATGCGCTTGAGGTTGATCAGTGGATGCATGATTCGTATCAAAAAGGGATCGCCACTGTTAGACTAGTTAAAGATCAAACTGGTCAATCCATAACCTACACTGATGACGGTCTTGAATACGTCAAATGCTAGACCCCTAAAAAATCCCCTTTCAGCCCCTTAATTGGGGCTTTTTTTTGCTACCCCTACCGCGAACCCTCACCCTACCCCTAAACGCGCTGAAATAGGCGTTAAAATGCCTTTAAATAGCGTTACAGATACACTACTAACCCATGCCCGCACCATCCCCCAAACAATCCCCACAAGATCCCCGCACCATTTACCGCACCAATGCGACCCTGCCAAAGCCAAAAACTACCCTGCCAAAACCCGCAAATCATTCGCAGATCATTCGCAGATCATTCGCAAATCATTCGCAGATCATTCGGCAGCACTTACCCTGCCAGGTCGGATTGATACGCAGATCATACCCTGCCAGTCGCAGATCATACGCAGATCATTGGGACATAAAAAAACCCCACCAGTAGGAGGAGTAAAGCCTAAAGGTGGGGCGGAGGGAGAAATCCGTTCTCTAACTAGAGTAAATAACAAACAACTTCAAACAATTAACAAGTATAGGCAGGAGGGGGATAACCTGCCATGACTCAAATTATACACACATATTGGGGTGGTGCAACAACAATTCTTCTTCTTCTGGCGGAATCTTTAGCTGCTCCTTATGTTCCTGGATCTCAAACCACAGCTCATCAATCTGCTTCCTAGCCTTGCCGCACTGCCCAATCAGGGCTGCTTCCATCAGGTTGAACAGTCGCTGTAGGTGTTCGGGAGTGCCAAACTCTTCTACCTCTTCAAACACTATCTGAATAAATGGGGTTTCATCTTCTATCATATCTCGCCTAACCTCTTCTGTTGAATTTTGATTTGCTCTCTTAGATACTTCTGAAACTCTTTTACTTCTGACATCTTAAACTTGGGCTTCGACCACCTAGTCAATCGCTTCATTGCCTCGACCCGCTTTGCGCCATACATATCCACCATGTAGGTGCGGTACTCATCATGGACAGTAGGGCAACCCATCCTCATATTGCAGGACTTACACTGTACATGGATGTTCTCTTCGAGCAGCTTGAGCCTGAGATGCCGACGACTCAGGTAATGCCCAGCATCGCAGTTCTTAAAATGCACCCACTTCCCGCAGGTAGTGCAATTAGAAAAGCCCCCCTTGTTGGCTGCTTTCATCCTCACCAGCTTCTGGAGTAGCACTGCTGCCTTTTCCACTTCCTTGCTGATCGAGGGCCGCTTTAGCTTTCTGTTTGGCTTTCTGGCTTTCATTGGCGTACTCGCTGTTTTTAGGTACGCCGAGTCTAACATGAAGTTTTTCATCTGCAAATACCAAAACAGATGACATGAACTTGCACATCTCTGCCTTGCCCTTGGGGGTACACTTCACCTGCTCAATGGTATCCTTGCCCACCTGATAGGTATCAGTACCCAGAAACTTACGCTTAAGCCAGAGCTTCCAGGCTTCAGCATCAGCCTTTGGGGTGCGCTTCTTCATGGCCTGGGCTATCTCCCTGCACCACATATTGAAGAGGGCGACCTGATCCATGCTGGCTGGGTTGCGGTAGGCGGTCAGCCTGACACAGCAAGGGGCTTGGTAATCCCAGTCCCTCAACCGTTTCTGCAAGTGCTGCACCTTGGCATCCACCTCAGTGGTGGAGTTAATCTTTACGAAGTCGCCCTGACTCATAGCGGCATCCTCATATACTTATCCATCATCTTCATGGAGCGATTCTCAAGGCGCTCAAATGTCTGCTTACCCCACTCCTCTCTGGGCTTTCGCTCACCATTGGCCCACAGCAGATCGTCGGTACACTCATGGCGACCCCTCATGCGGCCCCTCATGGCACTAGCACCAATGCCACAAGCTGCACCCAACTGCTCATAGGTGTACTTCTTGCCATCCTCCAGCTTGGGGTGTTCGCCCCTGTATAGGATATATCTACGCTTGGCCTCAGCTACCTTGTTGTAGTGGGCTGGCTCATGGGGGGCTTTATATTTGGTATCGTGTTCAATCATTCTCTTCTCCTAGTCTGCCCAACTGGTATCAGTCAGGCTATCAGTTATACTGCGCCCTCTCAGGCCAGTGGGTTCTCTCTTCTGCTTAACAGGCTGCACCTGCTTCTTCTCCCTCTCCTTGCGACTCCAGGTTCTGATAGCAGCCTTCCAACACTTCATCTTGTTCTTGCCAATCATCCATCCCTTCGACTCATAGAAGTCAATGAAACCCTGGGGGTCAATGTTAGCACCAGTCTTATTGCACTGCTCTATCACCTCATCCAGAGTGGGTGGAGTGAAACGACCCTTATTAGATGTAGTATTAGTTGTATTATTAACTGTATTATTAACTATTAACTTTTCTTCAATAGGGTCTTTAACTTTTCTTAAAGGGGTATTTAACTTTTCTTCAATAGGGTCTTTAACTAATGTTATATACCTATGTAAGATTTGTTTAGTACCCTCAGCGTATTCAAGCTGGATATTAATATAGCCACAATCCCGAAGCGCACTGATCCACTTGCTAATCGAGGTTTTGCTTACGTCATACAGGCCAGCAAAGTAATCATTGCCAGCCCAGCAATAACCTTTCTCATTACATAGAGCAGTGATCTCGCCATACAGTAGCTTGGCATTGGGCGTTAAGCTCTTATCGTATCTGACGTTGGCAGGGATAATCGCGTAATAACCTTTATTCATTTTACTCACCAGCCGCGATGAACTCAGACAGCTTCACTCCAAAACAATCTGCCCACTGCTCCATGGTAGCAATCGACGCGCCTCGATGCCCATTGAGTACCAGGCTGATGGTTGCCAGGTTCACACCTGATTGACGATGCAGCTCTGCACTGCTCATTCCGGTCATACCCATGTAGTGGGTCAATGCTTTAATGATATTCATAGTTACCTCTCAGTTAGTTGAGTTGTCATAGTAGCAATCCGTAAATTAATTTGCAATAGTTGTTGACAACTTATTTTGCATGGAGTAAATTGAAGACTCGAACAACAGGAGAGAGATATGTATTACAGAGATGAAGACCCCAACCGCACTGGCGATTATGACTACGATCAGTTTGCCAGAACCATCACTGGGCGCGAAGAGCCAGACCCAGATCCAGAGTTCCGCGACACATCAGCCAACCTGCCCCCAATGGAGAAGTGGGAGATTGATGAAGCTCTCAAGGAGATTGAGGCTCGTGAGCTGATTGAGCGTCAAAAAGAATTAGACTACTTCATGAAGAGACAGATCGACCAGTTCTGCAAGAGCAGTGAACAGCGTGACAGTCTGTATAAGAAGTACAACTTAACCTTGGAGGTGTAATTGTGGATAAAGATATTGATTTCTTGAATGACCTGGATCGCGGTGACTATGATTGCCGCAAAGGTTATCCCCATAAAGAAGGCGAGTCCGAAGCCTACGACATCGGATATGGCGCACGTTATGTGTACGAACAAATGAAATCAGCAGGAGAATTTAACTAATGACTACTAAAAAATCTGTGTGGGCAACACTGTCTGCAATCGACTGCTCAGACCACATCGAGCAGAAAGGCAAACTGAACTACCTGTCCTGGGCTTGGGCTTGGCAGAAGCTGATGGAGAACTATCCTGACTCCACCTATGAGTATGCGGAGCCTTCATTCCTTGAGAACGGCACAGTCGAGGTATCAGTATCCGTAACAGTGCAGGGCGTAACTCATTCTATGTGGCTGCCAGTTATGGACAACAGAAACAAGTCCCTCACCAACGCAACAACCCGCGACATCAGTGACGCACGTATGCGCTGCTTGGTGAAGTGTATTGCCATGTTTGGCTTGGGTATCTACATCTATGCTGGCGAGGATTTACCTGAAGCCACCAAGACAGAGGTGCTATCCGAAGACCAGGCTGCTGAGATCAAGGGTCTGCTTGAAGAGTCTGGTGTTGATGTTAAGCAGTTCTTGGGTTACTTCAAGGCTGACTCTGTGGACAGTATGCTCGCTGCCCACCACAGCAGAGCAGTTGCCGCACTGAAGGCCAAGATTAAATGATCATCCTAGATCACGAACAAGGATCACCTGAATGGCTTGCCTCAAGACTGGGTAGGCCATCAGCTTCCATGTTCTCCAAGCTGGTAACAGCCAAGGGTAAGCCATCCACATCGGCAGAGTCCTACATCAATGAGATGATTGCTGAGAGATTGACTGGTCGCAGTAAACCCTTCTACACCAATGAGCATATGGAGAGAGGGACAATGCTGGAGCCAGAAGCCAGGGCAGCCTATGAGTTCATCACTGAGTATGAGGTGGTAGAGACTGGGTTCATCCTGGATGATAGTGGTGAGTTCGGCTGTAGCCCTGATGGGCTGGTTGGAGACAGTGGTGGCCTTGAGATAAAATGTCCATCTGACAGCGTCCATGTATCCTACCTGCGGGCTGGCAAAGTGCCATCCAAGTATTACCAGCAAGTGCAGGGCTGTATGTGGATAACAGGCAGAGAGTGGTGGGACTTTATGAGCTATCACCCAGAGATGCCACACCTGCTGGTGCGTATGGAGCGCAATGAAAAGTTTATAGAAGCGATGGCAGAGCAAGTCCAGGCTGCTGTTGAAACAATAGTAAGTGAAAGCGAGAGGTTAGTATGAAAGTTGGATTAAGCGTAAAGATCGACGTAAGCAAGATTGATAAGTCACGACTGTTCAAAGGGGAGAAGGGTACGTATCTTGACCTGACTACTTTCTTTGACACTGCGGAGCAAGACCAGTATGAGAACAATGGTTTTATCTCGCAGTCCACATCGGCTGAGGAGCGTGAGCAGGGCGTACAAACCCCTATCCTTGGCAATGTAAAGGTGTTCTTCACTGATGGTGATGCGGCTCCAGCCAAGTCTAAGGCCAAGCCAGAAGCCATTGATGAAGACATACCATTCTAATGGAAGGTCTGCTGTCAGCCATCGTAGTCATTGCACTCGGTGGCTTTGCAACAGGGATTGTATTAGTCACAATGGATCAACAGAAAGAGTGGAAGGCTAGGCGTGAATCTAAAGAGAAATAGATTGCGAACCCCTGACGGGACTATCCTGGAGTCAGAGTATCCAGGCGATTATGCCGAACATATTGATGCCAATGGGTTCAAGTATTTCGTGAACACTGGCTCATATACCGATGGCTCTGGGAAGTCTCACCGCTATGTCAGTTGCTCCGCAGTTGGGGATGAGAAGTATATGCAGGAATGGGACAATGATCCCCACCCTGAGAAGACTGAAACCCAGTTGTGGTTCGACCTGATGGAAAGTTGTAACATTACCGAATAGCATAGAGACCATGAATATTTATCACTACATATCATCAGTTGATAATAATATAATCGCGCCTCACCAGACTTCCGAGGCCAACATGATCACTACCGCTATTGTCGTAGTGCTGCTGGGTATTGCCGCAGTAGCCTACCAAGACCTTACCTAAGCCCCTTCATTGGGGCTTTTGTCTATTTAGTACACGGAGGAAGTTATGAAGCATATGATTATCCCTGACACTCAGGTGAAGCCAGGCTCGAAGATGGAACACCTCAAGTGGGCAGGACAGTACGCAGTAGAGAAGAAGCCAGATGTAATCATTCACATCGGTGACCACTGGGATATGCCCTCGCTCTCAAGCTGGGACGTAGGCAAGAAGTCCTTTGAAGGCCGCAGATATAACGACGACATCGAGGCCGGTATTCAAGGTATGCGAGAGTTTATGAAGCCTATCTGGAAAGAGCAGGAAAGACTGAGGCGCAACAAGGATAAGACCTGGAAGCCCCGTATGGTGTTCTGCCTTGGCAACCATGAGCAGCGCATTGAGAGGGCCATCGAGGATGATGCCAAGCTGGAGGGTCTCCTGAGCTATGATGACTTTGAGCTGGAGCAGATGGGCTGGGAAGTGCATGGGTTCCTGGACGTTGTAGTGATCGACGGCATTGCATACTCGCACTATTTCACCAGTGGCATCATGGGTCGCCCTGTATCAAGTGCCAAGCTGATGTTATCCAAGAAGCATATGAGCTGTGTGATGGGCCATGTACAGGATAGGGACATTGCCTTTGCCAACAGAGCAGATATGAAACCCATGATCGGCCTGTTCGCTGGCATCTTCTACCAGCATGATGAGGACTACTTGACTGCCCAGACCAACAGTAGCTGGCGTGGTATCTGGATGCTGCATGAGGTGGACGATGGGTGCTGCGATGAGATGCCTGTATCCCTGAACTACTTGAGGAAGAAGTACGCATGAACTGCTGGAGATGTAACTCAGAACTAATATGGGGTGGTGATCACGACATAGATGAGGAATCAGAAGACTTCCACACTGTCACGAATCTGTCTTGCCCTGAATGTCACGCTTTTGTTGAGGTCTATCACCCAAAGGAGGAAGAAGATGAGCGCAAGTGATGAGCAGGTGGGTGGCGACCACTACAAGACCGCCATACAGCCTATCGAGTACATCATGGCTAACAAGTTAGAATTTTGCGAGGGCAATATTGTTAAATACGCGACCCGCTGGAAGAGCAAGGGCGGTGTTGAAGACCTACGCAAGATCAAGCACTACTGTGACTTTCTCATAGAGCGTGAACTGAACTAGTAAAAATGTTATAATCGGGGCATGAGTAAGAGCCTCCTAAAAAGGATCGGGGTCTCTGGGTATAACAAGCCTAAGAGAACCCCTGGTCACCCAACTAAGTCTCACGTTGTCGTCGCGAAAGAGGGCGATAAG